TAGAGTCTTTCGATGTGCGGTATCCGGAGCTGAGAAAAGTTTATGATGAGAAGTGGCGGTCACTGCTGGTGAAGACGTTTGAGCGGCAGAGGAATGCGATACTGCCGTTGGTTGGTGGAGAGCCGAAAGGGAAGGCTGGGCATGCCCAGCCCCTACGGGGTGACAACAAAAAGGATATTTCTGCGATCTGGGATGCTGCACGGTGGAATTCGGAGGTGACTGCGGATTTCACGCCGTTGAGCATGGGCACGGCGCTGGCGTGGGCCCAGTCGCTGGCTAAAGAGCTAGGCATATTTATCGCGGATGACGAACTGAAAAAGTATATTGATGAAAATGCCAGGATCGCAGCTGAATACCTGAATGAAAGCACACGAGCGCAAATTGAAAGTGCGCTGGAAGATGAGGATCCGAAGTCAGCTGTTCAAAAGATATTTCAAATGCTGCTGGCGGTGACGGTGGCACGGTTTGCAATCGGACGGGTGACCGGTTTAAGTAGTTATGGATCCTATAAAGCGGCCATCAAGGGCGGGATCACAACGAAGACCTGGGTGGTAAACAGCACCAACCCGAGAGACAGCCATGCAGCGATGAACGGAGAGACGGTTGGGATATATGAACGTTTTTCAAATGGGATGCGTTGGCCAGGTGATTATGAAGGCAGCGCGGAGGAGACGGTGAATTGTGAGTGTTCACTCAGATATAACCGGGAAAGCGGCGAGTAGCTTGTAGCCGGTAGCTGGTAGGAAAGGATAGATTGCTTCGCTTTGCTCGCAATAATAGGAAGTGGGCAGACACTGCAACCAAGGGTATGCAAGCGAAGGTCTGCCCTTACACGATGTTTTGGAGGAAGGAATTGAGATGAATAAAAAAATATTTAGACCAACAATTGAATTCAAAGAGGATGATGAAAAAGGTTCGTTTCGAGCGATCTTCTCGACATTCAACGTGATCGATCTTGACGGTGATGTTACGCTGCCAGGGGCATTCACTGCTGGGCAGAAGGTGCGGATCGCTTACTGGGGGCATCGGTGGTCCGATCTGCCAGTAGGACGAGGTGTAGTTGGTGCTGATGATGAAAAAGCGTGGGTGGATGGGAAATTCTTCATGGACACGCAAATGGGGCTTGAAACCTATAAGACGGTGAAGAACCTGGCAGAGCTGCAGGAATGGTCCTACGGGTTTGATATTGATGAGTCGGAAAGCGGCCAGTTTGAGGATCAGGATGTACGGTTCTTGAAGAAGCTGGTCGTGCATGAGATATCGCCTGTGATGCTGGGTGCCGGGATCGGCACGATGACAACGGATATTAAAGGGGCAAAAGAGGGGGAGGGCCAGCGCCTCATGGCGCTTGGCACTTCGCTGAAGGATCTTGATGGTCCTCAGCTTGAGAATGGTACAGCGTCTGAGGACGCTGATCAGAATGGCCGACCGCCCATGCGGTCTGGCACTTCGCTGAGGCGGGTGGACCCGCTTCAGCTCGAATCAGAGGCCGGGGGGGACGCCGGTAATGAGAGCGATGTTGTGAGTCCTGAAACAATTCAACAATATATAAATTTAGAAATGGAGATAGATGATGAATATTAAAGAAAAACGCACTGCTCTTTTGATGGATGCGAAAGCCATCACCGAGCTTGCAATCAGTGAGGACCGCTCCCTGACCGAAGAGGAACAGGTGCGGGTGATGAACATGCTGGAAGAAGCCAAAAAGCTGAAGAGTGAGCTGGCTTTGATCGACCGCATTTCCAATGAGCTGGAAGCCAAAGCTGCAGATGGACAGATAAAGTCTGATCGGCAGGCGAAGGGCTCTTTCGGAGAGCAGTTCGTGAAAGACGAACGATTCCAAAGCTGGCTCAAGCAGGTGGCGCCTAATGGGCGTATCCCTGAGAGCATGAAGGGGATCAACTCCCCGACCGTTGAGATTAAAGGGTTGAACCTAAAAACCCTGGTGACCGGCGGCGGTGCGACCAGCGGCGGAGCGTTCATTGTGAACGAGGACACCGGAATTTACGAGCCTTTGGGCCGTTATCCAACCTCTGTGTTGGATTTGGTAGCACGACGCCAGACCGAATCGGATGCGATTGAATTTGTTCGGCAAACAGCCCAGGTGACGCAAGCTGCTCCAACAGCAGAATCAACCAGCACTGCAAGCGGCGGCGATAAGCCGGAAGGCGCGGTGACTTTTGAACGAGTGACAGTCAATGTCGAGACGATACCAGTATGGGTGCCTGCAACAAAGCGAGCGCTCTCTGACGCTTCGCAGCTGCGTGGGATCATCGATGATGAAATCAGGGCTGACATTCTGGAAGAATTAGATAACCAGATTTTGAATGGCACTGGATCAACACCTCAATTCGATGGTATCTACCATCTATCCGGTGTTTTGGGTCAATCGTACAGCACGGACATCATCACAACCACGCGTAAGGCGATCACCAACCTGCTGACTAATGGCAAGGTGAAACCAACGGCGTGGGTGATGCACCCGAACGACTGGGAAACCATCGACCTGCTGAAAGACGGCGATAATCGCTACTACCGTGGCGGGCCATTTATGGCTGGTCCCAAAACGCTGTGGCGCATTCCGGTGGTTGAGAGCTTCCATGCCACTGAAGGTACCCCGATTTTGGGGAACTGGAACAAGGCAGTGATATGGGATCGTGAGCAAACCACGATCAGCGTGAGCGATTCGCATTCGGATTTCTTCATCCGGAATATGGTGGCAATCCTGGGTGAGCTGCGAGCGGCATTTGGCGTTTTGAAACCATCTGCGTTTGTGGAAGTGACATTGAGCGGGAGCTAGGGCCAGTTGGTAGCTGATAGCTGATAGCAAAAGATATTTAAGGGGCGAGGCTTGCCTCGCCCCTACGGAAAAAATGGAAGGTAAGATTTCTTCCTTACAGGACGCTTCGCAGACGGGCGCCGCATGCGACGCCCCTACGACAATTGAATGGTAAAAGGTGATTGATGATTGAGGAAATGAAACGGATCATTGAACAGACTAAAGGGATTCGAGGGTTGATGACCCATGATGAACTGGCGCTGCTGTGCCGATTTGCTCGGAGTGCCTCAAGCATTGCTGAACTTGGATGCTATCAGGGGAGATCGTTGATTGCTATGGGATTGACCAACCCAGACGCCCAGCTGTATGGGATTGACTGGTTTGGGGATATGAGCTACCGCGGATATGAGGGATCGACTTTTGAGAAAACCAGGTTCAACCTGACCTCTCGGGGGGTGAAAGCTGAAATTTATGTTGGGAGGACTGATGAGATTGCACCCAAGTTTGATCATGAGATCGACCTGCTGCATATTGACGCAGGGCACAGCTATGAAGAATGTTTGAATGACCTGAATAATTACACGCCCAAAATCCGTCCTGGGGGTGCTGTGTGCATCCACGATTATGGGACCGCACAAAAAAAGGAGTTAGAACGACCAGAGGTGATGGATGCTGTCAACGATTGGGCGGAAGCTAATCCGGATTGGGTTGAGGTTGAAAGAGCCGGAACGATGATCGCATTTCGTCATATGATCGCCCCAGAGGGTGTTCTGTACGTCGCGTACGGCGAAAAAGCGGTAGAAAACGTGGAGAATTCGATCCGTTCCCTGAGAGAACGCCTCAGAGAACGAGATTGCCTCCTTACAGGACGCTCCGCAGACGCTTCGATCGCAACTACAGAAGAAAAACAGATGACGGGAGATGGAGGACGGGGGACGGGTAAAACAGAATTACCGATTGCGGTGATCACGGGCCGACCGCCGATGGGGTCTGACGCCCCTACGGGTGTTGATCATATTATTTATCATTTGGATATGGACCCTGGCGCAAGAAATGTTAAGACAAGAATTTATTCACTATCGCCTTTTTATAAGACGCTGTACCTGGACGCTGATACGGAGGTTTGGGATGATCCGCAGCATGGATTTGATCTGCTGGATAAGGTTGACCTGGTGATGGGACAGGATACGGTGAAGATTTTTAACCGAAATCATCACCCGCACATGGTCAAGGAAGAAACGATCCAGACCAGGAAGGAAACTGGGGGCGGAGAGTATGCATATTACAACACAGGTGTGATGTTCTTCACCAGGAATGAGCGGGTGAAGGCATTGATGCAGTCCTGGCACCAGGAATGGACGCGGTGGTGCAGGCAGGATCAACCGGCGATGTTTCGGGCTATGTTTAAAAAACCTGTCAGGATCGCAGCCATGCGAAAACCTTGGAACACGCATCACAGCCGGGATGCAAAGTTTGTGTTCCATGCACATAGGCGTGCAAGCCGGACTGGAGCGCCAAAATGAAAAACGGGCATAGTATTGCTTATGAATCGCGTCAAGCTGCTCGCCTGGCGATGAAAATTGACGGACAAATCAGGGAAACTGAGGCGGCATACCTTTACAAGCTGGCACGCCGGAAGGGTAACCTGGTTGAGATCGGATGCCTTTTTGGACGATCCACAAGTGCCCTTGTGCAGGGAGCCAGTGTGTTCGGGGCTGAGGTGACCAGCGTGGATCCGTTTTACAAAACACCCAATACTGACAAACTATCTTCGCCTGAGATTTGGCGGAGCAATTTAAAATCTCAGGGATTTGAACCACCAGAGCTGCTAGTTATGACAAGTCATGAAGCGGCTACCATTTATGATAAGGAAATATCATTTCTGTTTGTGGACGGGGGTCATAGCTATGCTGATGTCCGGCAGGATATTGCTGACTGGCTGCCGAAAATAAAAGTTTCTGGGTATATCGCCTTTCATGATATGTTCATGCCGCATATAAAGGGTGTGACCAGGGCTGTGACAGAGTGGTGGTTGAGCGTTTTTGATATTAAAAACACGACCTGGAAATATGAGCAGATGGTGGATTTTATGATTGCATTTCGGAGGGTGGCATGACAGACTGCGGTGTGATCTATATGGCATGGGGTGAAAACGCTATTGCCGAGGCAAAACAATCGATCTATTCACTACGTCGGTTTATGCTGAAGATACCGATCATGGTCGTGGGGGACGATGCCACAGAAGAGGCATTTAGAGAAGATCAGACAGTTGAAACATATCATTGCCATGAGGATCCATTTAATCCTGACCAGAAAAAGGGATTTAAATTCCTGGCAGGGCGGATCAAGCCGCTGCTGGCGGATATCAGCCCATTTAAAAAGACATTATATGTGGATGCTGACACGTATTTTCAGCGGCCGCCAGCTGAAGGATTTCAACTGCTAGACAAGTGGGATATGGCCCTGGCAGAGACGCAAACAAGGAGCCTGGCGGATGGGATTGCTGGCAAGGAAGAATGTGCGGCAACTGCCAGGGAGTTGGGATCCGAACTGCTGCTGTATCACAACAGCGGAATGATCTTCTGGCGGAAGAACGACCGAACCAAGGCATTATTTGATTTATGGGCTGAGGAATGGCAGCGATATCAGGGATGGGATGAGCAGGTGGCTCTGCTGCGGGCACTTCTGCGATCGGAGGTGGTGT